TCCCCTTTCCCCTAGTACCAATTGCGGTTGGTACGCCTTTTAGTACATCAAAACCATAGTGAGTTTCTTCATTTGTCGCTTGATTTTTGTAAATAAATTCTTGCCCGAATATGCTTACAAAAACTCCATTGTCTACTGCTATCCAATTCATTGTTATGCACTCCATCTTACTTTTTGGTTTACAGGCGGAACTATTTCATTCTTTTGAGTAGATATGCGACGATATGACGCGCCGTTAATGTCATCTTCGTAGGCTTCTGGGTTTTGCTCAACATCTGCAATCAACTCATCAATATTGCCGCCATATCCTTCTAGAAAAGAGTTTAAATCTGCCTCTGTGAACTGAATTAAAATTTTAGCCATTGCATCTATTCCCTTCGTAATTTCACCATTACCAATTTTTTTGGCTAATTCAATAGTTTCTGGATTTAACCTAACAGTAGTGCGAACTGCGTCAGGTCTTTTGTTCTTCCCAGCAAGCAAATTTTGCTGGGATTTTGGGTTAGAGCCTCTGGACATCTTCAGGAAAGAAAATAATTTCCTCATCACCTTGATCAGCCCAATCATCAGTTTTTACTGACTTCACGGTTGACATTGTTTTTAGTCCTTTGATGTTCCTGTAAACCTTGATTTTTCCATCTTTGGCATAAAATTTAGCAACTTCTCTATCAGTTGTCCCGAATAGAATCAACGAGTCCTTGTCACTTCTCTGGCTTCTAACACCTCTCAAGACTGTTGGAAATGCCTCACCAATGTTTTCTACAGCCCATCTCAAGACTGCTAGACATAACTTATGGTAGTCACTCTTAATTTTGTGTTGTGAGAAGCCAGCACAACCTAGATGCTGGACATAGCTTACGGCATCACCTACACTTGTCCAATCTTCCACATCTTCAGGGACTTCTGAAACTGCTTGAGCAACTTTTAAAACTTCATCATCATCTAGATAAAACTGACCTACTGGGAACATTGGCTTACCTCTGCTTTACTCTCACTTTTCTAGTATACATAAAGTAGAGATATCTGTCAAGCATAAAGCAGAAAATATTTAAAATATTTTATAAAAATCTCCTAACCTGTTCAAACTTCCCACTAAAAGCGGCTACCGTCACACCTTGCTGTTGAATAGTCCAGTCCTTGCAAATGTAGAGTTTCCCATCGGTCGTCAGTCCACCATCAAGCGACAATCTGAACGGTGAACCACGCCGCGCTTTCAGAAATGTGTCTACTTCTGCAAAATTAATAATATTTACACTGATATCCCACTTGCTGCTAATGGTATTAATGCCCTTGGTGGTACGTTGTTCTACTCCAGTTTCGCCATATTTAGTTTTGGCGATATCAGCGGTTTCTGTTTCTGAATTGTTCCACGTAGGCGTTAAGGGAATTATAGGATAAGTCATATACACAAAATTATGATCACAATCTACTTACAAGGGGAACTTGCAGATTACTTCACCCCACAAATTACCGTTGCTGTATCTAGTGTTGCCGAAGCTATTGCAGCACTCAAAGCCAACTTCAAAAACTTTGCTAATTACTTATTTGAAGCGGCTAATCGTGGCGTAAACTACCAAATCCGGGTAGGGTATCAGGAAATTGAGGAACAGCATCTAAAATGCCCAATTTCCAAGAAAGTGCAATCAATCCGCATTATACCTATAATTGCTGGATCTGGTGCTAATACTGCCAAGATTATCCTCGGAGTAGCACTGATTGGGTTAGCTGTAGCGGCTTCGTTCGGAGTTGTTGGGTTGCTGGGGGCATCGCCGCTGACTGTTGGGTTGCTAGGGGGTTCGTTACTTTTGGGAGGTATTTCTGGACTATTCAATAGGCAGGAATCACCACAAGACAGGGATGACAAAAAATCACTAGTATTTAGTGGCACGTCAACAACTGTTAAAGAAGGGGGGCGCGTACCAATTATTTACGGTGTGGCTTTGGCGGGGATGTATCTTGTTTCTGCTAAAATCACCACTTCCTATCAGCCGACATGAGTTCCACCACCAGAAGAACCACCAGAAGAATCACCATCCTCCGATTGAGAAGCTAATGATTAAAATTTAAATTACTTGGTTGAATATTGTACTCAATGCAAAAATAATCTCAGATATTGTTATCCGAAATTATGCCGAAAAAACTTAAAGGATTTGGTGGTAGTGGAGGTGGCAGAAAGTCACCACCCAAACCAGCAGATATATCAGGGATTTCTGTCTCCAATGCGCAAATGTTGGGGATTGTATCGGAAGGGGAGATAGAGGGATTGGTTAACGGGCTGCAATCTGTCTTTTTTGATGAAACTCCCGTCCAAAATGCCGATGGTTCAATGAATTTCCAGGATTTTAGCTGGGATTGGCGACCTGGAACACAAGCACAAACCAGAATATCTAGTTTCGGGGATGAAGTTACGTCAGAAACCAGCGTTGCCAGCGAGGTTAAGTACAATTTACCCGTCACTCGCGCCATTGTTAATGGAAACTTAGATATTGTTAAAATCCGTTTGTCTGTAATACTCCAGAAATACACCTCAGATGGTGGCATTTCAGGCTTAAATGTAGGATTCAGGATTTACTTAAAACAGGGAAGTGGTGCTTTTTATCTTGTCCATGAGGGTGAAATAGGCGGGCGTTTTGCTACTCCAACAGAATTTGAGTATGCTTTTGCAGTTAACAACTATGGCGGTACGGTAACAAATTTTAGCATCAGGGTAGAACGGACCACCCTCCAAGATACCAACTCTACACAGTATCAACGGGTATTAACATGGCAAGGTTTCACCCAAGTCACAGAAACCAAGTTAAAATATCCCAATTCTGCATTATTCGCATTCAGGTTTGACGCTGCTCAATTTCAGGCTATCCCGCAAATATCCTTAAAGTTGGCAGGACGAAAAATTCAGATACCGAGTAACGCCACGCCTACAGCCACCAGGGGCTTGACCTTTAGCGGAACTTGGAATGGGACTTTTACCACGCCATCGGTAGCAGTGGCAGATCCGGCATGGATTTTGTACGACCTAATCACCAATACCCGGTATGGGCTTGGTAGATACATTGATCAATCCCAAATTGATAAATGGGCATTGTACGAGATTAGCCAATATTGCAATGAATACGTCCCCAATGGATATGGTAGCTATGAGCATCGGTTTCAGTGCCACCTGCTATTAGATGGTAAAGAAGAGGCTTATAAGATTATTCAACAGTTTTTGTCAATTTTTCGTGGATTTAGCTATTGGATGTCTGGTGCAATTGGATTTGCCACTGATAAACCGGGATCACCGGTGGCACAATTCACCCAGTCAGACATTGAGGAGGGGATGTTTAGCTATACCCGCACAGGACTAAAAACTAAGCAGACTATAGCTTTAGTCACTTGGGCAAACCCGGACGACTTCTACCGCCAATCTGTTGAAGCGATTGATGATCCTGATGGCATTGCCAAATACGGCGTGAGGGAAATTGAGCTATCTGCTTTTGCTTGCACATCAAGGGGTCAAGCCCGCCGGGCTGGTTACGCTGTTTTGCTAACTGACCGACTGGAACAGGAAACCGTAACTTTTAAATGTCGCGCCTATGGGGCGTACACGAAACCAGGCGACATCATTAGGATCATGGACTCCAAGCGGGCTGATATTCGATATGGGGGATTGATTGTAGCCTCTACTACTACAACAATTACCCTTGATAGCCCTGTAGAAATTCTCACTGGGGAGACTTACACCCTCACAGCAATGCTTGCCAATGGAACGGTTCAGGAAAGGGGCGTTACGAATTCACCTGGGCTGGCTACAGTGTTAACTCTTGCATCCGCTTTATCCTCAGCACCGCCACCAGAATCAAACTGGATACTTGCGTCAACTTCCGTACAGCCGCAATTATTCCGTGTAATTAATCGCGTACCAAGTTCCGACAGCACGGAAATGTTTCATGAAATTACGGCTATCGAATACAATCCGGGGAAATACTCTCAAATTGAAAATGGCTGGAGTCTCGTGCCTTTGCCCGCACGTCGAAATCCTCCCGCTGTTGTCAGCGCCCCTAGAAATATTGTCCTTAGTTATCGAGCGATTAATCTATTCGATTTGACGGCTATTTGGGATTTTCCGCTTTTAAATGGAGCGAGAGATCCTTATGTTACGGGTTATACAGTTGAACTGAGACTAGGGGACAACGGGTTTTGGGGAAATAACCGTTCTGAATTTAGTCAATCTTCTCAATTTACAAATATACCAGCAGGGAAATATTATGTCAGAGTCGC